CGCTGGAGATAATGACTCCGCCGCCCTCCACGTCGCTGGTTGAACCCGACGATATCTCGACACCCGTGGTCTTGACCCTGACCCTCCAGCGTAGCGCGCGGGCGTCCTCTATGCCTGTCGCGCTCCAGGTTATTTGTAGCGCAGGCTGGCGATCTGTGGCGGCGGCATCGGTGATCGTGGTGGCGATCACCGCCCAGCCAGGCACTGATTGCGCGACAGGATAGGTTCGGCCGGTCCCCACCGCAGCCAACGGCAACATCGATGTGCTCACCCAATTATAGTCGCTACTGTCGATCTCCCGAAGCGCCAAGGCTTGATTAAAACTGATCTGATCATCGGCGCTGCGAGAGATTTCAAACGACTTGGAGGTGTACCCATTTCGCGCGCTGGTCCAACTGGCGACATCGAAGCGGCTCCAATATTGCGGCGTCCGGCGGCAACACCAGCGTATGACGCCGGAATCTGCGCTCCTCGTTCACCGAGGCCACCATCAGGCGCTGCACCTGGTCGGAATAGGGAGCCGCGTTATATTGGATGTTGGCAATTAAGCGACGGCCCTGATCCTGTGCTTCCCATATTGGATTATAGCGCGGCGGAGCCTCTTTCGGGTTCCAGAGGCTGTTGGGATCGGGGAATGTTGCCTGCAGGCCATTATAGGTGGACTCCAGCCCCGGAAACGGGTCGAGCTCTTGCTCCTCGGTGATGATCACATCATCGTCGGTGAAAAAATAGACCGGCAAGCCAGGCGCGCCGGATCGGGTTTTCCACACACCACCCGCCTCGAATGTCTGCCCGAGGCAAGTTTTATCCAGCTCGTCAATGATATCGGCAGGTTCCTGATCAACCGATATCTCAAGCCCAGCCTGAAATTGCGGCGCAGTTTCACCATTGGCAACAACGTCGCATTCATTCATTGCCGCGAACCAGACAGACAGGGGCACATCTGGTGCCGCCGCTTCACCGCCCCAAATACTGCCATCCGGCAGAGTGATGCCGCGCAGGATATTGTACTTCATGATCTGCGGATTGGTGGTGGTCTGATAAGTCGCAAGGGTTCCCCAACGATGTGTGCCGGCACCGCCGACAGTTGTATCCTTGCGAGGATCATAAAGCGGAATGCCGGTGAATTCACATCGGAGTGAGGGATCGTCTGAAAACCGCTCGCGGTTATAGCGAAACGTGAAGATCGCATAACAAATGCCGGTACCGACCATATCGGCCGACCACGGATAATCAGGATCGGCCCCAAATTGGGCCAACATGAACGGGTCGGCCGCTATTTGCGATCCATCATAATATTTGACCCACGCATAATCGGTCGTTCCTTCGCGAAAATCGAGCACAGGAAAGCCATAATCAGGGTGCGCGACAGCAGCGAGCGTGACAAACTGCTTGTTGATCATGACGCGCCCGAGCGACATTCCGGGTACGTCGCCGAAATCACGGATTTTCACCAGATATGCGTTGGGCGTGCCCCCTGCCGAGCCGAACGTATAATCAGGGCATATCCGGTTTCCCTCAGAGGCATAATAACCCAGCATAAACGTCTGCGGCGTGACCCCGCCAGCGGTCGGATATTGTGTGCGGATCCCCTGCGGCATCTGCAGCTTTGGTTTGGGCTGCAGAGCGCGGCTGATCGCCGATAGCGCTACCGTGGCCAGCAGGCGAAACCCGAGCGATGTTGTTGCGATGCCAGCGATTGTGATCGCGCCAGTGAAGCCAGCAGCGCCGGTTAACAGACCAATAAGTGGGCCAGCTTGTGCAGGCTCAGCCAGCGTCAGCAGCAGGATCAAAAGAGTGATGCGGCGGATCATACGCGAAACATCCTTTCCGCCGTCAGCAGCGATACGGTGGCCAGTCCAGCCATGCTGCGGATATAGATGCGATCACCCTGGACGATCCCGAGCGCCGGTTGGCCCTCAGAGCGCAGCACCGCAATATCCCCGACGCGGCCAAAGGCGACCGGCACCTCGTCAAAATGTTGTCCAACCAGATCCGCAAGATCCGCATAACCGGCTTTTTTGAGCTGCTTGAACCCACCTTTAAGTGTTCTGTAATTGCCCTTGAAGGTGGCGCGAATATCGGTGCCGGTCATCGCGAATACAGCAGTGGCAGCGGCACAAGCACAGTCAACCGTCCCCGGCCGGAATGGCTTCGCGGCCATCTCAGCCATGCAGACCTCAAGGCGCGTGCGCCAATCAGGAAGGCGGGTCATAGCTTTTTCTCCCCCCAATAGGTGATAACTTCACCGGCGATGTCGGCGTGTTTGCGAAACCGGTCACCCCCGCGAAGTTGCTGGGACTCATCCGACTTTTTGAGCGCCAGTGTGCGGGTAAGCGCACGCGCAGAGGTCACAATCTCCAGCGTTAACGTTGCGCTGTCGCCGGGCTTCTTGGTCGGAATCGGATGCTTGTTGATCTGTCCCTTCAAAACGCGGTGCGGCTCGGAAACCAACGCGCGGGTGTCAAGATCGAGCAGCACGCGGTGGACCTCGATCGGGGCAAAGCGGGCATCATATTGGCGCAGTGCTATCTGCACCTCAGGCGCGATGGAGCTGAAGGTGATCCGGTGCGTGCGCACCTTGACGCCGATTTCGGTAATGATGCGCGGGACATTCAGCATGGTGCCTGCGCCATAATAGGTGCGCGCCACACCGCCGATCGTTACAACCTCATGGTCGGCCCCGTTCCAAAAGCCAATGGTTTCCGGTGCACCAGTTGTGCGGTTCTTGGCCGTGATCCAAATCATCTGGCGCGCGATCACACCGCTGCGGCTGTGAATTGCCTGCGTGGGAATATCAAACGTTCTCATTCATCACCTCAACGTCTGAATGAATTTGAAAGATGCGCCATCGGTGATCATACGGTCAGCAGAGCCGGTGGTTGATGTGCGCGGGATCAGGATGGCCTTGCAACTGGCGCGCACCAGATCGACGGCAGCGCCAGTGATGACGCCACTGCGGATATGAGTTGTCAGCTCGATCCAACCGGTCAGCCCGGTAGTGTCAGCCGTCACCGATATTGATGCTACCCGATGGAGCGCGTTGATGTGCCATATTGCCAGCCCAGCATGTCGCCCCGCGTCAGAGTATAATAAGCAGGCAGGCCGCTGATTTTGATTTGTAGATTATCCGCGTTCAACGCAGAAATCACCGGAGAGAATGCGGCGATGTAGCTGCCATCTGGATCAAACGCCGGGCCGCGCCGTGTCATATCGCACACCATGAACCCGCGGGAAGGCCCACGCACCATATCAATCAGCGCTCCGGCGCGTAAAGCTGCGTTCCGATTCATGCGAGTAAGTTTGATCTCCCCCGTCCAAAGTTGAGGGGCCAACTCAGCCGTAATGATCTCACCCCCACCCGTCCCGGACGCCTCGACCTGTTCTGGATTATCAAGAACTAACTTGGATATTGGCAAGAGGTCGAGAAAATCGGTTAGAGCCAGTGGAAAGGTGAATGAGCTCATCCGATTGCCTTCCCATCCTGTGCAATCTGCTGGACTCTGTGTGGAAGGGATTCATTGCTAAATTCCGAGATCCCACTTTTGAAAACGGTGACAGCCACACCTTCTGATTGACTGGCGATGCGCGCATCAAGATCACCGGATAAATACAATTCAACCCGCGTGGTCGATGATCCTCCGCTCTGTCCGCGAGCGTGGTCGATTACGGTCTCGCGGGGGTGCATCATAGCAAGGAACCCTCCTTGCCCGTCCATCCCCCCCGCACGAGGACCGTTGCCAGTGAACCCGCCCCCTGCGAATGATGAACCAGTAAACAACTTGCCACTGTTAAACCCACCAAATCCGCCAAAGATATTTTTCAGGCTAGAAACCATGCGCTGCACAACCAGCACTCTGTACAATTCGCGCACAACATCAGCCGCCATAGATCTGAAACTTTCGGCAACGGTTTTGGTGCCTGTCACCATATCCATAAACCCATTGCCGATTGAGTCGGCCATTGTTTGAGCGAGGCTATCGAATGACTCAATCGCAACTGTCGCGGCCTTCTTTAGCACCGATCCTGTGACTGTAGCCGCTCCACCTAAATCGGTAGTTTTCACAATGACCTTCTGAACTGTGCCGCTAAGGCGCGTATAAATCGCGTCTTCCTGCGTCAGCAGATCAATTGCGGATTGGTTATTTGTCGCAGATTTCAGCGCAGAGATTGACGCTAATGGGCGGGTTAACGACCCAAATAAATGCTGCGACTGAAATCCTAGATTCGAAGCGGCCTCATTCAAATCTTTAACATCAGACAGCATGTTTTTTGCCGTGGCTTTGATCTCTTCAGATTTGGCGAAAAGTGTGTCTCCGATGCCAGACATCCCCGGAACAGTAAATGCTGCCCCGGCCACGGCTTGGACAAAGTACCCCCATCCGGTTGTCATTCTGGCCATTGCTTTAGCCCATGATGCTTGGACGCTCATACCCAACGACCGCACTGCGAGACGGACAGCCCAAGCTCCGTCAGAAATCCGGCCCCAGACTTCTGACGCTACGTCTTTTAGAAGCCCCATCGCAACGCCAAATCCGCCCACTCTTTCGGATAGTTGAACAAATTTAAGGACTAGATAACCGGCACCGACAATCAAAGCGCCAAACCCTGTTAGCAACAGCGCACCTCGCAGGGTAAACATCGCCGCAGTCAGAACCCCAAACGACGCAGATATCCCGGCGACCGCCGCAATGATTGGTGCCGATCCGGTCACGATCAAGCCGAGAGCAATCAAAACTGGGCCCAGAGCTGCTGTCAGCGCGGCAACCACGACAATCGCAGTTTGAATTGTGGGGGATAGCTTCTGGAATTTTTCGGCAGCACTTTTGAGATAACCAGCAAAATCTGCCAAGATCGGGAGCACAATCGCACCGACCTTTTCGAGTGCATCGCCTATAGAGTTCCAAGCCTGAGCAATTTTACCAGTATCAGTCTTAGCCAGAGCCGCCGCTTGGCCCCCGTATTGCTTTTCGAGTTCAGCAAGGATGAGCTTCTGGGCCTCGGCAACTTTCCCCGCCTTTGTCATGGCAAGGATTTGGTCTTTTTGCTGTTTGGTAAAGGATATCCCAACGCGTTGCAGTGCTGATAACCCCACCACAGGGTCATTTAACGCCTTTCCAAGCATAATGGCAGACGATTGCAAGTCGGTGCCTAGACGCGCGGATAGATCAAGCGCGAGTTGTTGTGTCCGGATAAACACATCACCTGCAATGTTGCCGAATGTCAGGAGGTTCGCTGTAACTTTGTTAAGGATTTTTTCGTCGCCATAAAGCGATTTGCTCTGCATTTCTGCGGCGATGCGGGTCAGCTGGTCAGCGGTAAACCCCGCAGCATAGCCCATACTATTAAGCCCCTGAGTGACAGCGGCAATCGCCTGCTCTTGCTCTTTCTGAGCTGCGATTGCCTTATATGTCAACGCTACCAGCGGAGCGGTCAGGCCGAGAGACAGCCGAGACCCCATTTTGCCAAGACGAGCGCCCATCTTCTTTAATGACCGTTCGAACCCACGCGCCCGCTTTTGGGCCAGCCCGATACCGTCATTAAATGCTGCGCTGTCCATTCCGAGGACAATGCGTAGTGATCCAATTACTGCCGCGCTCATTCGTCTATCCTCGTCATACTCTGGAATACCGACTTTATTTCTTCCCAAGGCTGGCGACGACTTTCGGCACTAGAAACCTTGGAAAACTCGGGGAATTTCTGTGGGTTATGATACCCGATCATCCCCAAATTGGCGGAAAGCCAAGCTGTCATTTCTGCCAGCGTTTGCTCCCGTGCAATTCTCTTTGTCGCGCCTCTGAGAATGATTGCGATTTCTCGCAATGTCAGCCCCCAGAATGCCGAGGGGTTAAGGCCAGCGTCAACCCACCCTTCCAAAAGGGACGCCCAATCTAGGCCGCCCCCTTCGTCTTTCCCTCACTGGTGTCCTCCGGCATAGACGCGGCAATTGCCTTCTCAATGACAGGCATAATCCCAGCTACGCCGCCCATTTTGTCCATCAAAAGACCGGCTTCTTTGGTTGTGATTTCATGGTTGTCACCGAGACCAGCCCAAAACAAAAGCCGCGCCGTTCTGATCGACATAGATTTTGCCATGCCGGTCAGAATATCGGCCAAAGGAAGGTCGGCGGCGTCCTCAAGTTCGCATAAGGCATTTGTCGAATATTGGAGCGTATATTTTTTCCCACCCGCATCGAACGTCACCGTGCCTCGTGTCGAGTTACCCATTGATTACACCCATGTCGGTTTGCCGGTGACTTTGAAGGTGAACGTGGCCACCATCTTATCGTCCATCGGCGTGGTCGCCTCGAACCCAGTCGCGAAGGCTGTGAACCCAGCAACTGTGGCGTCGGGGAATGTAATTTCGTAATAGCCGGTTACATCGGCCTCAACGTCCGAAATCATAGCCGAAGCCGCAGTTCCGCTTGGATCATACTGAAGCTCGGCAGATACCTCTCCACCGTCTCGCAACCCACCGATAAACTCGCGGTATCCACCTGTTGACCCCATATGTGTGGCGTCGATGGTGTCCCGCTTGATTGAAGGCGGTGTGATGCCGATGATCTCGCCGATTGTTGACATGACCCCGCCGGATGCTCCGGTCGAGGATCGTGTAAATGTTGCACCAAAACCGATGCCTGCTGTCGTGGTCATATCTCTGACTCCTTAGTTCCAGTTTACAATTACATCGACGCTAACGCCGAACAGTTGGGCTTCCGCCCCTGCTTTCTCGCCGGTCAAATCTCTTTCCCCGTCGATAAACAGTCCTTGGATTGTGACGCCCGAAACCGTCCCTTTATAGCCGCTCAGGGCGGTTATAATCTCCCGGGCGGCGGCCTTCGCTGTGCTGTATTTGTCGGCCCAGACGTCAATCTGGACACGACTCTTTGTATAATCTTCTGGCCCCAACATGTTGTATTCACGTGGACTGGAAATCACGCGCATATTGGCAAACGGAAACGTCGAAACGCTCTGCGGGTTAAGCATCCAATGGATACGCGAGCCACAAAGCGGCGCGTTTGCCAGCAGGTATGTGGTGAGAAATTCTTCCATTACTTTTTCGCCATCCGCTTACGATACCGCTTGACCGTTTTCACAACGTCGTCCCACGCTTTTTTCTTGATCGTCTCCAAGGCATTCCGTTTCTCGCTGTCCCAAGCTGGACGCAAATGTGGCTCTGCCGCCTGATGATCGTTGCCAAATTCTGTTTGAATTCCAGCCGGGTCACTTGGCCCGACGTAAACCTCAACCTCGCTTTCGCGCATGGACTTGCGCTGCTGATTTTTGTTCAATTTCGTCCCGATTGTATAACTGGATTTCAGGTCACCATATTTTTCGGGGGCCAGAGCGCGGGCCTTCTCCATGATCGGCTGGCCACCAGCTTTAAGCCACCGTCGTGCTGCCGCCTTTGCCGTGGATTTAGGTAATTCAGAAAGAACTTTCTCAAGTTCCTTTAGTCCCTCAACCTTGATCACTATCCCGCACCGCTGTAATTTCAATAAACCGTTTTCGACCGTCTCGAGTTTCCTTGACCCCGTGAATGTTCCAATACTTGCTTTCAAAATACAGGCGGTCTTTGGTGTCTACAGTGCGTGTTTTGGTACTTCCTCTGACTACAAAACGAGAAACCAGAGCAGAACCAAGCTGCCCACCTTCAAATTTCTCTCGATCTGAAATATCGGTTTTTCTTGCCCAAATCGTTGTGTACGGTGACCAACCATCGGCTGGCTCGTTGAAAGCATTTGTAGCGCCTTCTGTGTTCCTCTCGATGGCGATACGTCGATCAAGTTGGCCAATGCGCGCCATCAATCAGATCCAAAACCGGTGTGGTGCGATCAAGGATTCTACGGCGAATGGCATTGATACTCGCGTGGACCCAATCAACGTGTTTTCTCGATTCTCAAAAAAATCAGCGACCAGCAAAAGAACTGCTTGGCGAATCTCATAGGGAATGTCAGTTCCGGCAAGGCCGTATCCGACAAGCAGATCAACCGTCACCGCGTCAAAATCAGCCCGCGTTGTTGGCCATATTTTGAGATAGGCCGGGGCGATTTCATGCGGTTTGCACGATGTGATCAGCTGATATTCTGAGGAAGCCAAGACCGTGGAAACACCGCTTGAATTGATGTAGGTAACATTATCGATCGACTGAACCGGCCAGATAGGCAACTGGATGTGCGACGGAAACGCATTCAGCGTCAGCCGAACGGTTTGATTGATCAGCCGGACCCGCAGGCTGGTTTCAATTGTTTGTCGAGCCGCAACTATCAAGTCGCTGATCAGCGAGTCTTCGCTGGTTTCAGTGGCATCAATTCGCAAATGAATTTTCACCTCGAAGGCAGAAAATAGTTCTGCGGCGGGGCCGGTGACCGTCGTAAGAGTCACGGTTTATTTGCCGTCCGTGTAATCAGCCACACCGCGCGCAACAAAATGAGCCGATGACGCCTCGTTCATAGTGCGTTCCTGACCTTTTTTGTAGACGATTGCCTTGTCGGTACCGGCGCGGTGATCTTTCACCTCATACCGTTGATTGAATTTAATCTTGCGTTTCACTTCAGCCATTTCATTCTCCAAATGTTGAGGCCGCCGACATGATATCGACGGCCTGTTTCAGGTTTCCGCAATCAGACGATTTCGTCGACGCTGGCCAAGTCATTGGCAGAGGCTGGGCCGTAGCGCTCAAGCGATCCCAAAACTAACGCGCCAGAGTCCGATGCTGCGACGGCCGTGGTCATCGACAGACGGACATGTGTGAAGTTGTTGGTCACATCCAATTCCTCGGCAAACAGGTTGATGATGGCCTGTTTATCGGAATCAACACCCGCCTGGGTCAACTGCGTGATAGCCTTGCCGGTGATGTCTTTGACTCCAGTGCCGGCACTATCCGTCGCTTGCTGAAATTTTGCGTCCAGCGTGGCTGCTGCCCCAAGTGTGCCAGCCATGACAATGGCCATGACCGCGTTAAAGATCGACATATCGATCCAGGCTGTGGTGAGCGTACCGGCGGCATTCGCGTCCGGATCGATCACACCAATGATCGCGGTGCGATCAGAAGGAAGTATTGTCTTCATTTTGATTTCTCCTTGAAAGAAAGGGTGAGGTGCGCGGGAGGCCTTAAGCCGCCCGCATCAATCAGGCGCGCTCATCCAGCGTGATAAAATGCGATTTGGTCGCAGACCCGTTAGCCGGGTTGACTGGAGCCGACAGATGTGGCTGACCACCAAAACGGATCATCCAGCGGAAGGCTTCCATCGCATAGTCAAAGTAGAGATGCATCGAGGATGCAAACACCGGACCATTAGTGCGCCGCGCGGCATAGTAACCCTTCGGCGAAACCAGCTGCAGATCGCCTTTGTCACCAAGCGTTTTGGCGTGCTCGGAGAACCGGATCGGACGGCCCAGCAGAAAACCACCAGGCGCGCCGGTCAGACCGGACACTGGTGGTGTCCAGACCGGCTGACCACCGATCGTCAAAGTTGCCAGTTGTGGCAACGTGTCGGTGTTTGTCAGCCAGTAAGGTGTGTCGCCCGGAACCGTCAGCAGCCGTGCGTACATTTTCAGTACATTGGCCGACTCAATCGTATCCGCCGCCTGGCCTGCCTCTTTCGCCACGGAAACCAGCGCTGGCGAATTGAACCACCCCAGAGGTTGACCGGAACCAGTACCATACACAACAGAATCCGACATCTTCCAGGCCAGTGCAAGACCGGCCTTGCGGGTAATGCGATTGGCCAGACGCGGGGCATCTTCCAACAGTTCCTCGGTTGCCAGCACAAAAGAGTAAAGCTCGTGCAACGGTGTCGAGCGAGGCTCTGTTGCTAACTTTTTGGCTGTCATCTGAGTGCCTTCAGACCTCCACGCAGCCGTCACACCTGCCGAACCCCAGGGCGTCGTTTCATCGGACAGACCCTTGACCTCGCGAGCATTGGTCGGCTCAAGATCGACGTCGGACATCAGATCGTCGGTTTCGTTGATAACCTCCCAGACTTGGTCGCGGAACTGGGTTGGCACCATATAACCTTCACCCGATGCCGCCCCTCCCTCGTGAAAATTCGTCGGCGCAGCTTTGATTTGTTGCAGACGCCCGTCAGAGGCCAACCCATTTCCCGCCTGCTTCACACTGGCTGCAAATTCAGCGATGCTTTTGAAGCCGCCAGTGGTTTCAGGATTGAGGTCGTTGACCACGGTGCCGAGCGCCGGGCTGATCGCACCGATGATCCGGCGGCGATCATTGACCGCCTCGATGCCGGAAATTTCGGTCTGGGTTGCCTTGATATCGGCCTCGATCACATCAAAGGCCTCGGTCTCGGCTTCCGTCATTACGCGATCTTCGGCTTCCACTGAACCGAGGATTTTTTCGCCATCCGCTTTCAGGGTGGCGAGGCGCTGACGGAGAATGGCAAGTTTCTTCATGTTGCTGCTCCATTTTGCAAGCCGGGTTAAGGACGCACCTCGTCAGACCGCCCGGCGCGGCCATCAAGGCTTTTCAATGGTTCGTTAATTCAGATCAGGGCGAGGCGACGGCGCTCAACCCCGGCATTCCGGGCTTTACGTCCCGAGGCGCGCCGGATGGTGTCATCAATAGTTGCCACCCGGTCGGCCATGCCAAGCTTAACGGCCTCTGCCGCATGATAAACTCGGCCACCGCCAAAATGCTTGTCTGTAGCCTCGGGATCGGCGCGAACCACGGATACCGGAACGCCACGCGATTTTGCGACATCCTTGGTGAACATCTCGTAATAATGCCGGACACTGGCCTGCAGGGCAGCACGCGCTTCCGCGTTCAGAGGCTCAAACGGGTTACCCTCAACCTTGCGCGGCCCTTCATATATGAATGTCGGTGCGATCCCTTCGGCCTCAAGCCGCTTGGAAATATCCTCGTGCAGCATATAAACGCCGATCGATCCAACCATACCCGACGGTGTGACCACCAACTCGTCGGCCGCGCTGGCCAACCAGTATGCCGCCGAGGCCGCCATGGTGTTGGCAACGGCGATGATCGGGCGGTCCGCGCGCTTCGCGGCGTGAATCATTGCAACCGTTTCCGGCACCAGATCAACTTGCCCGCCGGGCGAATCCACATCCAAAATGATCGCCTTGGTGTTTGGATCAGCCGCGGCTTCGCGGAAATTCTTTTGAAACGCCTCCAGCGATACTGCGCCGGGCCCGGAGATATCATCGAGCTGGGCGGTGCGGGGCAGGATCGCACCGTGGATCCGCAGCACCCTGATTGTTCCAACCGTCGAGGAACCCTCGGCTGCCTTCGGGCGGTCTGGAAAAGCCGGTTCAGAACGCGGGCCGTGCGCAGCCCGGAATTCCAGCATCGCGACAATCTGTTCAGCCTTGCGTGGCTCAATAAACCAGGCCGTTGACGAGAATGCTCTCAGGATGCGGGTGATTTCATGCGACATTGCGGACAACCTCCAGGTTCGGGCGACCACCATTGCTGGCAACCGTCTCGCGCAGGAAGCTGATCGCGGCCTGCTTGTTTTTTTGATTTGAATTTCGCGGCATTCCAGCCGGAGCCATGTTCAAGGGCTCAATATAACGATTACCCGTGACACCGATTCCGTTCATATTTTCAAGGCGGCGTATTTCGTTGACGCTGAGCCAGCCCCATTGGCGACCTTGGGCATAAGCCTCATATCGGCTTTTCAGATCCCCACGCAAAAGGCTGGCCACGTTGAATTCGAAATAATACTTGTTCGGAAACAAGATCAGTTCCTTGTTGGCGCTGTTCTCAATCAGCTCAAGCCAGGGTGTCAACGTGTCGACCACAAACTCCAGTGATTGCTGCTCGATATTTGAGAAGGTTGCCCTGTCCAGGATGCCAACCTTGTGCGGAGGAATGCGCCAGAGCCGGGAACAATCCAATGCAATCTCGCGGCGAGTTTCCAGAAATTGAGATTCCTCCTGAGTGACACCCAGCCGTTCAATGCCGATGTCATGTTCCAAAATACCCGGCTTGTGTCGGTTATTTCCCGTAACCCAACGGGTGAAACTGTTCAGGAAGTTTAACTTGGATTCTTCGTCCTTGAATTTCGAGGCATATTTCAGAACAAACGGCGGTGTCGCATCATTCTTGAAAAATGCCGCGGCATAATCTTGAACAGCAATTGCCGCTCCGATTGCATCCCGTCCCTCCATAATGGTTGATGTGCCGATCAAATTGCTGATCAGTGGCGGAACGCGCACATGCCAGATTTCTCCGGTCAGCAAAACCCGCTCAGGCATTCCCGGCTCGCGTATTCTGAAACGCCGGTCCCGATTTGGCAAGCGTTCGACCGTCACGTGCTTGGGCTCGATCCTCCAAAGATAATGAATCTGACCGCGTGTTCCCGGCTTGATCTCCGCAAAGAAATTGCCCTCTGTGGCCAAGTCGTCAACCAGGCTGGCGAAGAACTCAAAAGGCGTCATTTCCGGATTGGGATCATTGAATACTGCCGTCAGCGGGTGATCGCGGCGAACTTTTGTTTCGCCCGAAGAAATCCGCTCAAATATTCCCCACGATAATCCGGCAACGCTATGAGAAAGCACCTGAAGGCAGTCGCGGACCACAGGAATCCGCCGCGCTCGCTCGATCGTAACATCCACGCCCGCCGCAACAGGACTTGATACTGGTCGATACCAGAAGCTATCAGACGGGTCTCTGCTGCTTGGTGCGGTAACATCACTGCCAAACACCCGGTTCCATAAGGTCATGCGCTCATCCTATAATCATCACCAATGGTCAGAATACCACCTGCACCATCCGCAACCGGGTTCCAGCTCATCAGTTGCACCGCGTCAAACATCGCCATCAGCGGATCGATCTTGGCCGTTCCACTCTGCGCTTTGGTCACAATAACCGCGTTTCCGCGCGCTTCGGTTTTGGCGTTGCTGACACACCAAGTCATCAACCTCTGACCACAATGCACCATGGTGCCATTTTTCAATTTCACCGGTGATGTTTTGATTGCAGCGTTCAACTTATAGCCTTGGCTGATCGATCGAATATCCTCGATCCTGAAACCGGCTTCGATCAGGGCGTCGATAATCGACCCCACACCCTCCGGGTCCATGCCAATCCCATCTTCTTCCGGCAACACACCAGCCTCGCGCAATTGAACGCAGACCTCGACAATTTCAGGGTTGGCTTCCTCTTCTATATTGTCGACCAGAACCAGCTCTCCGGCTTTTTCCAGTTCCAGAAGCTCGGGTGCAATTGATTTACGCAGTTCAAGAATATCCCGATCGGCGAACGCTTTTGACCATAATTGCCAAATTTTACTCTCTGCATGGCGACCCAGCACCGCGAGACCCAGCAAGTCATCGAGGCCTCCACCATCGACGCCGACCACGCAAACCTCGGATGTTTCGATGATATCGCTTAGGCCCATTTTCCGCGCGCCCTTGAGCCAGTAATCTGCCCCCACCCAGCGTCCGGTATTGAGACCGATGCCGATCTCAACATTCAGATGCTGCGAGGCAAACAGGGCAACAGCTTCCGGGCCATCACGATCGGCCTCTATCAGTTTGTCGCGGAGATAATCCAGCGAGACGGAACGATCGAGGTTTGGATTGACCAGCGCCCATGTTTTTTCGTCACGCCAGTCTTCAGCCTCTGCCATTTTCTTTGGCAATTCGTACATCACGGCCAGCAGCGGCAGTTTCACCTTGCCATCACGCACATCCCGAGCGCGCTGCAGTTCCTTTTCAAACTGGCCTGAAGGCCGATCCTTGGACTGCGTAGTGATCTGCAGCATGAAACCTTCCGGCCTGGACGCCAACCCGCCGCGCAGTTCCATATAGATATCGGCCGCTTTATGCTTTTTGGCCAGCACGTGCGTTTCGTCGACCAGAATATAGGCCGCTTTGGAGCCAGTCACGACATCACCGTCAGCTGACAGGATCATGATCACCGCCTCGGTGTGCTGATGCGTGATTTCCTTGATGTGGTTTTGCACCTTGAATAAAATGCTCAGCTCGTCATCGAGCGCGATAATCCCTTTTGCCTGCTTGAATGCAATATTGGCGATTTTCTGTGTCGGCGCGATCAGCAGCAGCTCGGCCTGCGGGCGCTCATTCAGAATGGCTGCTGTCAGGATGATTGCCGCTGCAATCGCAGATTTTCCATTTTTCTTAGGCACCAGCAAAAAGAACTCGCGCAACATGCGCCGTCTGGTCTGCGGATCATAGCTGCCAAAGATGACCCGGACAAAATCAAACACCCAGGCCTCGCAGACCTCACCGTAGGTTGGCGTTCCAATCAAATCAGGCACCCGCAGCCGCTTGAAAATGCGCAACGCCTTTTCCGCGACCTGCTCAAACAACGGCAAATCAGGGATCATGGACCGGCCCTGTTTGATGCGATCCTCCCAGTCCGGAACGGCTGTGCTCCAGGCCGGATCACGTTGAAACTCCACGGCTTCGTCCATCAGTGGTAATTTCCAGGTCTCAGATCAGACCCCCAGATACCGGTATCGCCACCTTCTGCCAGATCAGCGGCCTTGCGACGCGCCATTTCCTTTTTGCCAAGTTTTTCTTCCGGCGCTTCCTCTGGCCGAGCGCGCATCCGCGCTGCCGCCAGCATCATGTCGTTTTTCTCGACCATCTGGTTGAGCAGGCGTTGTGCACCGACATTTCCTTTGTCGGCTTGCTCGACGACTTTTTCAAATCTCCAAGCGTCCAGCCGGTCACGCTGGATGTCGCGACGCTTCAGTTCTGAAAAATAATACTTCCTCAGCGTCGGCAGTGAACAATGAATCGCATGCGCAATCCGCTCATTTGACCAGCCAAGAGCCTCTAACATCATGACTTTATTGGCTATTTTCTGCGAGAACCGATGTGCAGGCCGCCCACGTCGCCCACTAGGCAAACGGCAAGGGTCACCAAACAGGTCGGTTTCATCGGTCATCAGAAAAAAAATCTCCGTATGATGGTTATGCGGGTCTAGAGAAGCATGGGTTGGCAGGGATTAGACCCGCCCCCCTTAGGTTTATCAGCCAACGAGTCCGCTGCGCTCCAGACGCTGCTTTTCGCTATCGTGATATTCTTTCGAGACCGTTTGCAGATTTGCTGATGTCCCAGAACAGGTCCGGGTCACCTCGATGTGGTATCTTGTGGTCAACTACCGGACTGGTGGCTGAAGGGTATCTGCCTATTACGAGCACGCCGGTGCACTGGCATTTGTATCCATCGCGCCGCAGCACCTCATGGCGCAGTCGTTGCCAGCGTGCAGTCTTGTACCACGCGCGCCAAAACTGAGAGGCATCGCGGTTCTGCGTGCGATCCTGCTCGCTGTCGTTTTGGCGCGCGAGGCGGTTTGGTATTTTGCGCAACCTTGATGGCAATGCCTTTAGACGTCCGACGATACAATCCTCTTGCCTCTTCAATCTTGGTTGCATCTAGCGGGGCTGGAACCGGTGGCTTCATGGTTATGAGCCATGTGATCTACCAAACTGCTTTACCCTGATATGATTGTCCCAATGAAAACGCCCAGTCGGTATGAACCGCTGGGCATAATTCTTGATGATGACACATGTGTTACATCCGGTGGAACTAAGCGTCAACCTTTATCTTGTAGGTCGCGCACCTAACACATCATCATACGGTCTAGGATGCCACATAAAGCGCCTTGAAGGGATTTTCTGTTTTTCCCAGCAATCGACCACTTAAACCTCGCCAAAACGGCGCTTAGGTCCATATCGCCGAGACAAACCAAGTTCACCAATGCCCAATCGGTGATGATATGGTTTGATCCGCGAACCGATGGTCGAACACGCCGAACCACTAGGCTGGTGCCCTGGCCGATCGCACGGTGAAACCGCTTTAGGCGGTCGCTGTCACGAATATAGGCGTCCATGAAATCGACCCGACCTTGCTGTCCCGAGCCAACCTGAAACACATTGGAGCACTTTATCCCAGCAGCCATGCACTTTTCTGTCAGCGATCGATAGTCGCGCGCGCAACCTATCTGATTACGGTTGAATGGTGGCTGGCCTTTGTGTTTGGCCGACTGGTCAACCATCTTGTCAAACACGTCTTTTTGCCGCATGGCAGATCGCCCGCGAAAGCCCAGCTCAACCGCCTTATAGCCGTCCTCACCATCTGGAAGTAGAACCGTCGGCACAAACGGCACCACTGGGCCGCGGGCCGGGGCAACCTTGACCACATCCAAGCCGCAGATATCAGGTGCTGTTCCATAGGCCTTCACATCCCTAATACTGCCCAGCTCTAGCTGATCGCATTTTGCCTGCCCAATTAGCTGATCTGCTGGTTTTTCTTGTTTTTGCGCCATTGCTGCATCTCTCAATTCTATATGTTGTGTAGTCTGATCGCCTGTAATCAACATATTGTTTCTCTCGTTTTTTATTGGGAAGGTAGGGAGGATAAAGAAAGTCGCCATATTCACCCTCCCAATTATCGCAGCCTCTTATCTTACTGTTTACATTTGCTTTTTTTACTTTCTTGGGAAGGAGGGGAAGGTAGGGAAGATAAATAGAATACTTACCTAAATAAATTGTGGTCTCACATTAGAAAACAAATCCTTTACACGCGTGGCCCAATCACCCTCCCTACATTCCCCACCTTCCCACTTAGACCTTCAAGCTTTTGATTAGCTTATATTTTCCCCTAACCCCTTTAATCATTTTACCCTCCCGTTTTTTGGTATCTACCTTCCCTTCACTCCCGAAAGTCATCCTCAAAGGGGTGCGGGGAAGACGAAGTGTTCGACGCCGAAACACCTATCGGTCGGCCATTCTGATCTTTTGGTGCGTCTTTGAACCGTCGATGGAAGGCGTCAGTTAGCTTTAGGCCGGTGTATTGCGACAGCGATGACTTGCCCTTATCAAATTGCTTCCTGGTTTCCGGGTGTTTCCACTGGCGCGATTTCATTGCTATTTGCTTTGCAAATGTGGTCGGTTTCCAGGTGGTATAGCCGCGCTCCAGCAAATAGTAGTTAAATGCATCGCCCAGTTCCTTGGACAGAATGGCGTCCGAATGATTGCCGGTAATGGTGCAACAAGTGGTTAGAAAATTACTAATCGGGTCACTTTCTTCGCGGTATTCCTTTGTGGCAGATAGGATTTGTTCAGGCGGGGCCAACCCGCCTTCAAGATAGTCCAGCAAGCCCTCACACATCCAATTGAAGATGCCATCACGTTCGGCCCAAAGTTTTTCGCCAAATTGTTCGTCGCGCTCATTTTCTGGGATTTGTACATCAAACGGTACCAACATTACGCGCCGCCAAATCCCGTCATCCGTACCCCGAATTTCCGGCTTATAATTACCGGAGAGCGTCAGCTTGAATATCGCATCCATGTTGATCTGGTCGCCATAGTTTGGGCGTACCGGGATTGGCTCACCACCAGTCAGTTGCTTGATCAAAGCTTCCTGCAGCTTTTCACCTTGTTCCGCTTCCGACGCGCGTACTAAACGCGCGCCTAATAACGGGATTAAGTCCGGTGTGGCTTCCGCCCCTGATCGACGATTGGAGCCAGTCAGGCTCTCAATCTTCAGAGACGCGGCATATCCGGCCATAATGCGGCACATTAGGTCCACCAAAACCGATTTTCCATTAGCGCCGCTACCAAAATAGAATGCCAACTTCTGGATTTTCAGACCAGTCATTGACAATCCATGCCAGCGTTTGAGAAATTCGCGCATTTCGCGATCTGGCTGTATTCGTTCCAGAAAACTGTGAAACAAAGGCGCTTCCGCACGGGAATCATAAGTGACCGGCATTATTTTGGTCAGCTTTTGATCGCGCTGATGATCCAGCAATCGGCAATCTGCCGTCTTTCCGCCGCCTTCGTTTCGCGCATCGACAACCGAAAACCGTAACAATCCAGATTTTGTGTTGATTTCCAGCGGGTGCGCATCCAGGTCTTCAAAAGGCACAGCTAAATCAGTTGTGCTTTCGGTCATCATATGCCCGATCGGGCCATTGTTGCCTGCATTTTTTGCATGGGTCAAACGGCGACCAATCATCGTTTCATGGGTTTTAACGATTCCCTCGATCGTCTTCATACGCATACGCAAAGTTGATAATTCGGCATCATGACCTTCTGCCCGGTCACAATCCTGCAATCCTTCCAGTTCGGTTTCGCGATCTCGCAAGCGCCGCTTTTCTTCCAGCAGCTTGCGCTCGCGCTTGGTCGGCTGGATATAGTCGGTTTCCTTCTCAATCAGCGCCCAAATTTTCTGCGCCTTGGCCCTGACTGCGATACCGCCAGATGTAATTCCATTTTTGGAATTCAAAGGCGGGTCAAATTCCCAGACCTTCCCACTCCACACGTGCCACCCAACACGCGGCACAAACATTAAGTCCCTGCCAAAATGGATAACAAAACGCTGTCCATTGCCATAGTCGTTCAGCGGCTGTGCAGCCGCGCGCATAAATGGATCATGAGGATCATCAACCGGCGGTGCGGGCGGCGGGCCATCAGGAGGGGTGCGGGGAGGCTCGGTCGCATCCTCGGGAGCTTCCAGATTCTCATCCGGCGCGATATCCTCGGCAGATTCAAAAGCCTTTTTCACGTCCTTGATGTTGTCACTCATGAGCTACCGCCATTCACCAGAACATCGTTGAGATCAACACCTTCGCCTGCCTGGACAATCTGCCCTCGCAGGCCCGGGCGGATTGCCATTGCGCGCTTCAATCCACATTCCAGCTTGGCGCGGGTCATTTTTGGCTCGCTGTCACCATCCATGATAAACACCAAATGCTTAACCCAAGCGGGCGGCACGAATGCCCGGCGATCACTCATGAGCGGCAGGCCGGTATATCGCTGGCCTTTGATCCTCTGCATAAGGCCGGACATATTGCCAAGATCGATCCCAGCCCAATAGGCGGCGTTTTCAAATGGCGCCGCCACCATCGCGGTCAGCGTCGTTTCGATACCCTCGCCCATGACCAAAGTATCAGGCGCATTTGGCATAAACAGCCGGATCGCACCTGACTTCTTGGATCCACGCACCAATTTCGCGCTCAAAACCTCGCCATTGTGCTCAATCACCGCTTTGCCGTTTTTTTGGCTTGGATCGAGCCACGTTTGGTGCACTGCGGCACCACGATTATCCGGGCTTTGAATCAGTGCGATCATTGCCGGGCCTCGATGCGCAGTCACGAAAGCGCCGTCGATTTTCTTGACATATGGGTGATCG